CTAAAACTTACAGTCTGTGGTCACACCGTGGACATTCACCCCACCCTTTAGCGGATTCAATGCAACCGCATCCTGCAAATAGTCCGGCGCAAAATGCGCGTAAGCCATCGTTTGCTGAATGGTTGCGTGCCCTAGTATCCGTTGTAGCGCCAGAATGTTTCCCCCGTTCATCACAAAGTGGCTGGCAAACGTATGCCGAAGCACATGCGCTGCCTGGCCTTTGGGGAGGTCCGGCTTAACCCTTTTCAATACAAGGCAAAACTCCCGGTACTTCACATTAAACAGCGGTCCTGATTCCTTCGTCTTGATGGCATCACATACCACCTGAGATATCGGCACAGTTCTCTTTCGTCCGTTCTTGGTCTCAAGAAACGTCACGCGATTATGCACAACCTGCTCCCCACGCAACTTACTCGCTTCACTCCAACGAGCTCCCGTACTAAGACACAACAAAGCAACACGCCAATAATCTCCATCCAGAACATCAAGCAACGCTGCCACTTCCTGTTGTGACAGAAAACTCATCTCTGTGGGCTTAACATAAAGCCGCGAGATTCCGCGCACTGGATGCTCTGCCGTCCAGAGATCTATTTTTTTCAGGGCGGTAAACATTCCGGACAGCCGGTTCATATAGCGATTGGCGGAGGATGGCTTCAACCCGGCATCAAGCAACCGTGAGCGCCAGGCAATAATTTTCAACTTATCCAGCTCCACAGCCAGCAAATCAGCGCCAAGCGCCTCAATAATATTACGGAGTTGCTGCCTGTCCTCTTCCGCCTTACGTCGATGCTGCCCGTGATACATCCACCATAAATCGAGCAGATCACTCAATGTGCGCCTGTCTCGGTATCCTTGTATGTACTCACGCTTTTCAGCGTTCGCCATGATGTAACGCTCAGTAGCTATTGCTACTGATTTTTTGTCAAACACCTTACGTACGCGCTTTCCTTTGCGTCCATGAGGCCTTATGTCCAGCAAATAGCGACCATCTTCGAGCTTCTTAATCGACATAGCGAAGCCCTCCGATGAATTGTTCAACAACTTCACCAGCCTCTGCCCAGCAATAATCAGCCCAAGCAAAAAGCAGGTCTAACCAATTTTCTGGCCTTAACGGGGTGATTTTTGGGTGACGACTGTTAAATCCTGAGCGACCTCCAAATTGCAAGAGCCATCAAGAGAGAGAGCCGGAGCAATCTGCCCCGTCACAGCATTAGTTTGATTAAACATCACCCAATCCGAATACCGACGGAAACGAGGATTATTCAAAATTAGAAGAAGCGTCTCTCCAGGTATCATTCTTCCCAATATTTCATAATTTTTAAGGTTGTTTTGGGATATCCCTGTTATCTCCTCCATCTCTCTACGAGATAACCCTTCCGCCTCTCTAATTAAACGAAGTTTTTTTCCAAGATCAGGTACCACTTCAGACCCATTACTGGCTATTGGAGTAGGCGCAGTTTGCCCACTCTCAGCACCCGCTTGCCCAGTCATAAGCCAAAGCGCATATCGTTTGAACCTATCGACCTGTAAAACACGCTCAACCAACTCAGCTCTGGCAGGCTGATGCCCAGTTTCATATTTCTGAATGGTATTAAGTGGAATCCCTGTAATATCAGAGAATTGGCGTCTACTTAACTCTTCTGCCTCCCTCATTCTCATGAGTCTTTGCGAATAATCTATTGACACGTTTCTCATACGAGAAATATACTCCTTTCTAAATTGAGAAATGCTTAGACGAACCGATTAGCCAAAACAAGCCTATATAAGCCATTTTGAGCCATTCGGACGAATTAAGGAGATTACCACAATGAGCGAATCAGAGCTTGAGGGGTTCATTCAGGTGGCACCATATCCTGTTGAAGCGGTGCCATATCAATTGTTCGCAAAAATGATTGGTCGCAAAGAATCCGCAGTCAGAACCATGGTTGATGCAGCAAAACTGCCAACAATTGATTTTGTTAAGCCTGGTTCAGTTAAGACGCGAGCATCAGAAAACTGGATCTACCTACCAGCATTTAACGCAGGTATGCGCAAAGCGTTTTTTGAACAACCAAAAGAACGCCGCGACGCATGGCTATTATGGTTGGGACTTTAAATGAACAAAGAAGATAAGGAATTACTGGATCGCTTGGAAAACCTGAAAAACGAAAAGCCACATCAAAAAGTTTTATTGGTTTTTCCGGGCAAACCACAGGTTGAAATCAGCATGAACTACCACGAGCTACACCGAACGTTTGCTGACCTGATGGCGTGCAAATCAAAGATTCAGAATGGCGAAAATTTGAAAGATATCACCCTACATCCTGACGATGAATACGGCCATTTTTGTCGGGATAACGCAAAGGGAACGTTCGGATTGGTTTTAGAACCAGTATGCGGCGTCATGCTCCGTTTCCATACCGAGGAAGCCTCAGAGCTTTACCGGCAGATTCTGAATGACAAATCAATGCTGATTACGCCAGAAAATATATCGGGGAGCATTGCCCCCGATATAAACGAAAGTCAAAGCATTCAAATTGACTCACTGAAAATGAACCGACGGTACTTCAAAAAAGGGAAGTTCCTCGGAAGCATAAATCAATGACGCGATTTAGAGCTCAAGGATTCTGCGATCTCGGCCTTTGAGATGTATTGCTGAAGAAAAGCAACAAGATCCTTAGCTTGCTCAAGAGTTAAGGCCGTAAACAACTCTCCAGCTGTTGGCAATTCAATATCGTTATCCAAATTGTAGTGGAAACGTAAACAGGCATGATTATTAACGCTCAAACACTCAAGTTCGCTAGGCGTATAAACAGGTACTGATTTTTGAGTCATATAAGCCTCATTTGTGGTTGATTGAACATGCGCCCTTTACAGCCCCTTCAAGACTGCGGGCGCAGAAAAAATACCACAAAACCATGCGCCGGGCATGGCTAAAACCCGGCACTAATTCACAGTCACAGCAGAGGACATTTTGCATGAGACAACAACGAAATTTTCAACAACCACGCATCCGTTCTGGTGCAGAACGCCATGCCGCCCGATTTGTTACCAGCGCATCGCGTAGCAACACTCGCTACAACCTGAGCGAAACACACGCCACGCCGGATGGGCACAACGTAAAACAGACTGGCGAACACTCCTGGCTGATTGAGAAAGCCAATATTCTGATTCACCGATGCCCGCGCAATCCATTTACCGGAAATCGCATTTTCGCATTGAGCAGCGGCGACAATCAGTTCGGACAGGATTTCACATTATATGAAGCCCTGCGCACCGTTGACCGACTGATTCGCGGGCAGAGTTTCATTAAACATGCTGATTTACAATAGGGGAATTATGAATAAAGAATGTGCGCAAGGCGTGTTTATTCGCTTTATTGATTTTCGTAGCGAGTTGATTATTCGTGCTTCGGCAGTTGATGGCCTGGCACCGCTGGAAAAAGATAAAGCAACGTGCATTTTTCTGAATGGCAACCGCGTAACTGTGGAATTACCTTTCGAACAGGTATCTCTCGCATTACGAGCGGCACAGAATATTTCTACCGTAAAGCTAGACACATACACAGAAATAACCTGCAAAGACACTGAATTATCAGATGCAAATGCATAGGCATCATGCTTATTTGTTGTTGGGGGTAAATAATGAATAAACCATACATGCAACTCGTTAATGACTTACTGGAGAGGCACGATTTCTCTCTCTACATCAAAGGAAGTGCCGGGGCATCAATGCAGACAGAATCACTTATTCGTGGGTTGCAGGGACTGCGTCAGGCTGCATTTTGTGCCGACGACGCCACGGCATTTCAGGAACTCAGTCACCTGATTATTCGCGCTGAGAGCGGCGACCACATTCAACCATACAATATGGCTGTGGCAGCATGAATTGGTGTGCTCCTGTATCAGTTTGCTTCTCATGGGTTGTGTTTATTCTGTCAATAATTGCAGCAATAGTTATTGTCAGATTATGGCGGGAAATATCGAGGCTCGATAAGTCAACCGATACCGATATCAATAAGCACTGACACAAATAACGGTTTATTAACCAATAGCAAAATATATCCGCATTTGCGGAGGTATTCGCACAGACAAACAACGGAGAATAAAATGAACGCAAAAGAAGAAGGTATTGTAAGTACGCTAAAAAAAATACCAGAAGCGACAGGCGAAGCCGCTAAAAAAGCTATAAATGATGGAATGATCGAGCATGCATTCAGTGCTATGACGCTCACCACCATCGCCGCCGAAGCTGCCGAAATTATCGAAAAACAGGATGCTGAGTTGACCGTTCTCAGAACGCAGCCAGCCATCTGCAGTCTGAACCCATCAGATATCGGACGCCGCATTTTTATTAGCGAATCGGTACCACAGGAACACATCATTATTGCTGAGTTGTCGAGCAAGTACCTGATTACCCCCACCCCCATAAGAGAGTCAGAGCTTCTGGCAAATGTCCGGCTAATAGATCGTGCCCAGGCTGTATTCATTGATTACGCACAACACACTGTATTTAACGCGTAAGACAGGTATGGAAAAGCTGAAATATTCCGTGGCCCTAATGGGCCACATCATCAGAGCGGCAACAGAGTTTTACTATCGCCCGTTCAGTAAGACATGGGACGCATACCTGCAGCGCATCCTGAATGAAGGTGTTCTGGAATCAGTCGACGACAACACAGCCATCTTTCTGCACAACGGTGACGTGCACGAAATCTGGATCCTCAACCGCTGGTTTGCTTACGGCAACCAATGTTCACTGAATGGACAGTACATAGATCCAGTTGTTGGCCCACACCCAGGCTTTCGCACCATGTACCGCCTGTACCAAGCGATTCAGGAGCATCAGGCAAGAGAGGCTCACCAATGATTAAGCAATTCCACACCGTTCGCTTCACCGCGAACGGGCGCGAATATGACGTCGATGAACGCCTGATAAAAACACTTGACCAGCACCGCTCACTTCCCGGCGCACACCATATTTACCTCTCGGACGGCTCATATTTTTGCGCAACTAACGTGACTCATGTTCGCGTCATTCGGGAGATACGGGAGGCTAGCCGGTAATGCCCAGACAAAAACCGGACACACTTTTGCCTCAGCACATCGCAACCATACAAAAAGGAGCCCCAATGAAACATAAACAGCACGTTTGCGGCATTCAGCCAGCATCACTGGACGCTGAAACAGCAGAACTAAAGCACCTCATCACGCACGAAATCGCGGATTTTTGCGTAACGCTGGGCAGCCCCGGCGAACCACAAACGCCAGAGGATATGCAACGCGAAATACAGGAGCGCATCGATAACGTCTTTGATTTCTGGTTAAGCATCAAAGCACATCGAGCTGAGAACGCACATAGGTAGCAGGACAAGCGGACTGCCCGCAATCCACACACCACTCAGTCAATACCATGAAGTAATAATCCCAGGCCGGCAGAACGCTGGCTGGTATGAATGCAGGATAAACAATCATGCCGCACACACAAAAAAACCGCTTGCCACGCTGCAATCAGTCAGGTTACATTTCCGCTGCACCTTATAAAACGGGTGCCGGGATTGGAACCCCGCTGACAACCAAAGCGCACAACCGCGCCAGCGGTTTTTTTGTGCGTACCGTACTGTCACGCTTTTTTCGCGCCAAAATTATGGTGGGGCGTGCAGGGCCGACTTCGGTCGGGCCGGGTTCTTTGGTTGCCGGTAGTTCCAACCCTGTACGTCTCACCACCCCGAGTTTGGAACCTCTGGATGGTGAGTTATCAAAACTTACAACCAAAGAGGCCACACCATGGCAAACCGCAAAGAGCGCCGCGCTATCGCGGAGCGTCGTCACATCCAGACTGAAATCAACCGCAGACTATATCGCGCATCCCACGTGGCATTCATTATGCACCTCAACATGCTGCACGAACGCAGCCATGCTTTATCTAATTCCTATTCTGCCGCTGTCTTCAGTTATCTATCTGATGATCTGTACGAGCTTCAGCGGCTCTTCGAACAACAAAACTCAGCCCACTAAAACCAGTAACAGGCCTCTCCTGCACTCTGCGGCGGGAGGCCTTCGCACATCTGAAGCATGGAGAATTCTATGACCAGTGCAGACGCCTTTATTTCATGGCTGCTGAACACTGAGCGCGATCTCGGTGTTCACATACAGTCTCGTTACGAAAAATACAAAAAGACACTTCCCACCCCGCAGATGCATGACGGCGAACTCACCATTGACGGCCGCTACAGTATTTATGGCCTGAATGGTGATATTGCCCTTCGCTACATTGAGGGAGAAACATCCTCACTGATTGCTATCTACCAGCGCCCGTCATCCGTAATTGTCGATCTGATTGGACACAGTATTCGCCAGACTCATCCCCGCGCCAGCGTGGAAGATGCGACCGCAGAAATCCTGCGTTTAACAGAAGTATGCCGCCAGGCTTTTCAGAAGTAAGGGGGGGGGTGTGGCGTTTCACTGGAGCTGGCAACAACCACGCAAAGCCGTTGGGCGCATGGGAACGGGTGAACCTGACCCTGTAAGCCCCCTCAATTCATGGCTGGATGCTTATCACGCCGATGAAGAGAAGAACGCTGAAGCGTTTCGCTCCTCACCACTGGCAATCCGCATCGATCGCGCACTGGATGCAGATGAACAAAACAGCAGACAAATTGTTCTGGCAGAAGCCGAACGGCGGAAACCCCGGAGCGAAACCGAAGATGCCATCGCAGAACTGCGCCTGCTTCCGTCATACCTGCGCGATCCCCTGATTCGCCATCTGAGTTTTTTGCGTAAAAAACAGGAATCAGAGCGCCGAAAAGGAAAAAAGGCTCACCAGGCAGACCGTTACGTTCGGGGCAAACTGCGCAGGATACTGGAGCGCATCCGACTGATTGATGGCCGTTTTTGTACATACGATTATCAGTTTATTGCCGCCCGCGAACGTCTGGACGAGCTGCTGTACCTGCCGCAGCTCAACAAACGGCAGGTACAGACACTTGCCACCCTCACCGCTGGCGCGTTCAGTGGTGAGTTTGATCGACTGTGTACCGGCTACGGCGACGAAATCACACTGAACGATATGCTGGCGGTCTACCAGAAGCTGGCACATATGGCGCTGAAACTGGGTATCACCCCACCCTACTGGGAAGCGCTCCGCACAGACGCTTACCGCCGGAAAGAACCAGACCTGGAAAAACTGCCGGGCGCATTCCTGCGTCTGGCCTGCGCTGACTGGTGGAACAACAAACTGTGGGATTTGCGCCGGGTATGGCGCGAAGAACAACTGCGTGCCGCCTGTCTGGTTTCTGTAAAAACGTCCTCATACATCAGTCGCGAAGCACTGGCCGACTTTCGCGAACAGCGCGAGCGCATGCGCAATTTCCTTAAATCATGGGAACTGGAAAATGAGGACGGTTTCACCGTCAGCCTGGAAGATGTGTATTACTCCGGGATAAGTAACCCGATAAACCGCCGCAATGAGATGATGGCCACCTGCAAAGGCCTCGAGCTTATCGCCGAAGCGCGCGGTGATGCCGCCTTCTTTTTGACTGTCACGGCTCCGTCCCGTTACCACGCCACCACTCAAGACGGCAACCCCAACCCGAAATGGCGTGGTACCACCGTTCGCGACAGCAGCGATTACATGGTTTACACCTTTTTTGCCGCTGTCCGAAAACTCCTGAATAAAGCAGAACTTCGCTGGTACGGCGTACGCACCGTGGAACCCCATCACGATGGCACCGTACACTGGCACATGCTGGTTTTTGCGCATCCGAATGATGCGCAACAGATTATTGATATCGTACGCAACGTGGCCATTCAGGAAGACCGCCACGAACTCGGCAACGATATATCGCCCCGCTTTGAGTGTGAGCCCATTGACCCCAAAAAGGGCACGCCAACCAGCTACATCGCCACCTATATCGGTAAGAACCTGGACGGCAGCGCCATGAAAGGTAACGACCCCAAAACCGGTAAACCTTACGTCGATAAAGAAAGCGGGTTGCTCATGGCCGAAAGCGTCGAGCGTGCCGTGGGCTGGGCTGGCCTGCACCGTGTTCGCCAGTTCCAGTTCTTCGGCATCCCCTCCCGCCAGGTCTGGCGCGAACTCCGCCGCCTTGCCTGCCAGATGGCCCGTAATCCGGATGGCCCACAGCGACTAACCAGGCCAGACATGGACGAGGTGCTGGCCGCCGCCGATGCTGGCTGCTTTGCCTCCTACATTATGAAACAGGGCGGCGTATTGATACCGCGCCGCGATTACCTTATTCGCACGGCCTACGAACTTGCCGACGAACCCAATGATTACGATGAACTGAACACACAGCTTTACGGGATCTGGTCACCGCACCATGGCGAGTCCTCCCGCATCTGCACGCATCCGGACAACTGGAAGCTGGTAAGACGTAAACCGGAACCCAAAGGCGACGCCACCGAAAATGGTTTTGACCTTCAGGGCGGCCCCGCCGCCCCTTGGACTCGTGGCAATAACTGTCCCCGGGTACAGGAAACAAACAATAGCGGGACAGAACAGGCGAAAGAACAGACAACGCCATGGCCACAACTCCCGGATGGTGCAGATGCTGGCGACTGGCTCCGGTCACTGAAACCGCACGAACGCCGGGCGCTGATGCGCACGCTTCGCGAGAAGCCGACAAAATCCGGAAACAGTGACACACATGACTGGCCAGTGAACCGAAAACAACCGCCCACTCAGCCGGATAACCATGAACAACTCGCCACAGAATGGCGGAAATCTGCCGGGCGGCTGGGGATAGCGCTGAACGACGATCACATCCTGCACCTGAAGAAGGTCGGCGTACTGCGTCTGAATGGCCATGTGCTGGATATCACCGATGGCAGACTGACGCACCACCGCGATCGGCACGCAGACCAGAAGGTAAACCGTATCTGGCAGCGTCTGAGTCGTAATCACGGCGTAAACAGCACAAGGATCCGCCATAACCCGGTCGCCAGCTATCTGGAACTGCTCGGGGCATCAGACCCTGAAGCCGCCGCACACCTGGCATCCGCACTTCAACAAGGCCAGAACACCATGAAAACACCTGTCACCGTGCTTTCTGACATGCTACGCGCCATTCGTGACGCAGAGCACACACAAAGAATCAGTGAAACCACTGAACACGCCCGCCACAAAGCAGACCTGCTGCGGGGTGGCCTAACCAGTGGAAACAAAAAACAGACAAAAACGGGATTCACAAATCCCGTAAATGAGCAAAAAACGCGCCGCGATATATGAAGCGCACATAAAACAGGCAAAAGCGGGATTTAAAAATCCCGTAAACGATTAATTAATCAACACAAGGAAAATCGACATGAAAATTTGTATCGATGACGGCTCAACCAACATCAAGCTGGCGTGGACAGAGAACAGAGAACGCCGCAACTTCATCAGTCCGAACAGCTTCAAGTCGGAATGGTCTGCGCCGTTCGGCGGCACACAGCCTGCGAACTACATGCTGGACGGCGTGCGTTACGGTTTTGATCCGGTCAGCGACCGTTTCGTCCAGACGACCGACACGCAATACCAGTACAGCGATGTGAATGTGATCGCCATTCATCACGCGCTGGTCAAATCAGGCATCACACCACAGGAAGTGGATGTGGTTGTCACCCTGCCACTGAGCGAGTATTTCGACACAAACGCACAGCCGGACATGGCCAACATCAACCGCAAAAAAGCGAACGTCATGCGCCCGGTGGAATACCAGAACGGAGAGGCATTCACTATCCGTAACGTGCGGGTTATGCCTGAATCTATCCCGGCAGGCTTTAAGGCGCTGGCTGACATGAGCCCGTTTGAATCTCTGTTAATTGTGGATTTAGGCGGAACCACGCTGGATGTGGCAAAGGTTCAGGGGCAACTGGCAGGCATCAGCCAGGTGTTTTGCGATCCACACGTAGGCGTTTCCCTGATGGCCGATGCCGTGCTGTCTGTGATGGCCACCAACTCCATGAGAACCAGTCACCACATCGCCAACACCATTATCAAACATCGTCACGATGAAGTCTGGCTGCGCCAGCACATACACAATGATGCGCATTACAACAGCCTGATGGCGGTTATTCGTGAGAAGGAAGAAACACTGAAACAACGCGTGATCCGTGCGCTAGCCGGATTTTCTGGTTACGGACGGGTGATGGTTGTCGGTGGAGGGGCAGAGATTGTGGCGCCAGCCATCCGCGAAGCCTGCGGAGTTAATGCGACTTTCATCGCAGATGGGGCGCCACAGTTTTCCCTTGTTAACGGCCTGTACGCTATGGAGTAACGCAACCATGAGAGGACCAACAAGGCGTATAAGTTTCTATCTGAAACCCGAAGTCGTCAAGAGTGAAAAAAAAGCCTGCGATTACCTCGACAGCCTGCCCACCTCAGAACGCAGCCGCGCGCAACGTGCGGCATTTCTGGCTGGACTGGCGCTTATCAAACGCAATCCAGCCTTTGCTCACTGGCTGGCTGAATGGCCGAAAGAAGAAACAATGCCAGCCAACAGTTGCATTCAGAACGGGAAAAACAGTACACCTGCAGTCAGCAACAGTCACAGTACAGGTCTGATAAAAAATAATATTAAGACGTTTTTTCCAGAGTAACCTACAAAACACCCTTTAGGGGTGTTTTGTGCCCCTCTACTTACCTCAACAATCGATCTGTTAAACAGATAGGTTTTCAATAATCTATAGATTAAAACGATCGATACCCTTGACAGTTGTGTGGGATTTTGTAGGATCGATCACGATATGACCGCTTTGTTTGTGCGTCAGACATAGGAAAACGCCCCAATAGCAGCAACTATTGGGGCGCCAAAGAAAACGAGGTGTCATCTACCTCTTGAGCTCGCCAGAATCGTATTTTTTGGACGTGCTCATGTAAAGATGAACACCTCATTTTATTGAGGTACATCAAATATGAGTACAAAGATTTGTAAAAAATCACACCGATACGATCCCCAATACTCACACCTTCCCGACAACCAAGGGCAAACAGGGCGACATCGTTGTGCAGCCTGCGCCTACGAACTGGGTGTGCTTCACGCAATGATTGGTATCCCTAAAGCCAAAGACGACTCATTTCTGGAAAATATCCCATACAGCCAGGCAGGTACCGTCAGACATAAGGATGCATTTGAGGCGTATATGCTTGGGTATGATTATGCAATGAGTAGCGCCATGCTCAAGGCTGCGTAAATTTGTATTTGCTCTCAACATCTCATCAATAGCGGGTGAGATGTTTTTTCTATAAGGAGAATAAAATGGCCTTAATCGGAAGAAGTGATCTGTATTACAAAGATTATAACTGGGAAGCTATAACAGGGGATGACCCAACAAAAACCGCTGCAGACCGAAATCGCTTTAGCCGCCAGGAAGGTTATGAAGTGCTAAGTATGCTTAATTCATTATCAACATTCTCCATCAGAGAAAAACTTATTGCTGAATGGATGATTCATGAACACCTGCCATCAAGCATCCAGGGGAGAGAGCAAGTAAGAAAATGGATCATTGTTAATTTCACTGAGCTTAAACCTGATTATCCGCGTTAACATGTGCTAATGAGCACATTCATAGCATAGAACCCATAACGGGTGCACAAATTCTTTGTGCGCCCGTTATGGGTTGGACAAGCGAAGCGCGTCAGCTACCCAGCCTGCAGCAGCTCCAGCGCCATCTGTTTTTCTTCCGGACGCATCCGCTCAATCAACAGTTTTAACACGCCATTCTCCAGCCCGCTGGGCACCAGTGTGTGCGAGTAAGTCAGATTCATCACCCAGGTATGTCCGCATTCAAGGCGGGTACAGCGGTAGTACACATCAGCAAACTGATCGGTTTTCCAGGCGGTTTTCTCAATCACTGCACGAGCACCACAGCAATGACACCGCGCTTTCTGTCTGCGCATTCTCCACCTCCCGGAACAGCGTTTTATCTGTGCTGATTTTACCCGCTCTTTCCCCATACCGCACATCACTCCGTGGGTTCATCAAAATCAAGGATAAATTCCACCTGCCCCAGTCGCCTGATATCCGGGTCGCTGTTAATCCCTTCCATAATCAGACGGCGCATCGGGATAACCTCATCCCTGTAATACGCCTCGCGGGATTTCAGCGGGTCGCCCAGCCCGGCTGTGTTAGCCGGGATGATACCAGCAAGCCCTGGCGGAAAACGGTGCGCCACAAGCTGATCCTGGGCACTGATGGTTTTGATATTCAGAAACTCATCCTTTGTGCCAGAGTCCCCGATAGGGATTACCTTCACCCCTTCCTTGTCGCCGCCAGGAATATTGATAAACATCGACTTGAAGTTACCGGCCCCCTTTGAAGCCTCTATCTTTTTACGAAATTCTGCCTCGAGCTCGGGGCTCATATCCGGATCTGTGGTGTACAGAATATAGCCCAGATGCGCCCCGTTCTTGTAATACCGGCGACGGAACCGTGTAGCGTCCACGTTCAGCATCGCCGACTCCATGCCGTGGATGTAATCCGGCACACCATAAACCTGTTGCTGCGGGTCATAAATAGCCACGAACACCACTTCATCGGGCGCATAAACGAGATCTTCCATAGCAGCCTGCACGACCACCGTCCCGCCCTCGTTATTGCGCCGCAGGTAAAGCGACGGCAGCGTATGCAGGCGCATCACTCGTCCAAAACCGTTGCGCACCTTGAGCAGCCCCATATCCCCGAATATCAGCAGATTGGTGACGGCAGCAGCCATCGCCGCGTGAGTCATACCCCCGCCACCGCGAAACCCCTGCATAATCATGTTCACACGCGCACGCAGCACCGCCCCGTGATACGGGGCGATATTCGCCAGCATGGCGAGATCCATGCGCTCGATGGGCGGCGTGTACCAGCCGTTATAGCCGTCCCACAGCGAGCCGTAATAACAGCCCCATGCCGCAACCGGCTCCGGGTCGCCGAACTCGATAAAACTCATCCCGCCGCCCGTTTTCTGCACGGCGGCTTCCTGTTTCGCCGGGTGTTTTTTTCTTTTAGTCATCAGGCAGGATCCACGTTGATTTACGCTTGTTCTTGTAGTTCAGCGGCTCGTTACTGAGCGCATGGGCAATGGCAAAAAACACATCCGCATGTCCGGTTTCCTCGCTACGCTCGGCTGTAAAGGTCACTTTGTTTCCGCTGTTGGTGGACTCCTGACGGATAGCCAGGAACGAGGCTGGAATATCACTTGCATCTTCATCCCACTCGATGCGGTTGGCATAAACCACATCCAGCATCTTCATCACCAGGCGGTTTTTGGACTCCACACTATAGTGGATAGCGCTCACCTCGCGTCGGGCAAATCCCTGGACCAGCTCAAACACACCGTACCCCAGCCCGGTGACATCAATACCGATAAAGGTCATGTTATAGCGGGCTTTAATACTGCGGATACGCTCTGCCATAAACTGGAACGACATGCTTCGCCAGTGATGCTTTTCCAGTACACGAAAGCGTTCAACCGCAACCAGTGGCGGAGCCACCACCACAAACGTGGCGTTATCGCCGGAGCGTGCCGGATCAAAACCGCCCCACACCTCCCGGTTGCCAAAGGGCATGGGCTCGTTCGGGTTAAAATCCTCCCACGTTCTGACATCCACACCGCAGCGGAGCAGGTCGTCAAACTTAAAGACGCTCTCCTTGTCATCCACGAACACGCACATAAACAGCATATTAAACGCCGTTTCGTTGTACCGTTCGCGCAGCTCGTTGATATCAGCCAGGTTAAAGCCACCGGCGATCGCATCTTCCAGCGTTACCACATAGCGCCACTGGCCATCCGGGCACTCACGCCCGCCATCACGCAGCTCGTCAAAAGAGGGAAACTCAACCCCTTTTCGTTTCGGGTCGCCCTTGCGCCACTCATCACCAGACCAGAACGGATAACCCTGATGAGTTTTTGATGATGGTGTCGAGAAGTAGGTAATGCGCCAGTGCTTGTGGGTCGCCATCCCGGAAGCCACCTCATTGAGACGACGAAAATTCGGGATCCACAGATATTCATCAATATAGAGATGGCCACTGTTTGACTGCGCGGTATTGCTGTTGGTGGCCAGGAAGTACAGCTCTGCCAGGTTGCTTAGCTTAACCGGATTCCCTTTAATAGGAATACCAAATTCAGTCTGCGCAATTTTGACAATATAAGTACGAAACACTTCTGCCTGACGTTTTGATGCAGATAAGAATATCTGCGTATCGCCCGTTAATACCGCATCTTCAAATGCCTCAAAAGCAAAATAATACGTCGCACCAATCTGACGGGATTTAAGCAGGTTGCGCACACGGCGAAATTTGTTTTCCCGCAGGTGTAGCTGGTAGGCAAACAGTTTTTTGGTAAAGGGCTCGAAACTATCTGCCGTCAGGCCTGAAACATCATTCGCCTTGCGCGGGCGATCTTTTTTGCCGGAGCTTCCCTCGCCACGACTCTCCCTGCCGGGCTGCGGTGTATCCGTTCCCATCCGCGCAATCTCCGCCATCCGTTCAGTGTGCTTGTTCTTAACCGACATCAGCTTAACGTGATGGCCTATCAGGCGGTCGAGCTCGTCATGCTCTTCCTGGTTTTTGTGGTCACGCTCTGCCAGTACCGCCAGACGACGGGCAATAACATCCTCCACGCCCTCAGTATTAAGCTGCGTGTACCATTCAAATTTCGTTGCCCAGTAATAAACAATGCGCGGGCTGTTCAGTCCGAGCTTATTTTGTATTTCTTTTGGTGTATGCCTTTTCAGATACAGCGATTTCGCTGCGGCAATCACCTCATCGGAATAAGCCATAGGCTACCTCTGCTGTCATTGCGTTTATTCCCTCCATTTTCAGCAAAGGCTTTTTTAAAAACGAATATCAGCATTCGGCTTATTTCGGATATATGCGCATATCCGAAAACACCGGAAATTAACCGGATGACGACATATTTATTTCGCTTTTAAATATCGCCAGATATTTTTATCAGCGGATTAATTCAGATGCCGAAACAGAAAACAGACTGGGTGGTGGTCGCCACATCAGGCCCCACGATTGACGGTCGGGAAATCGACCCGAAGTGGCTGACGGATGCCGCCGACGTTTACAACCCGGATGAACACACAGCCATGCTCTGGCCATTTCATGCCGATTCAGGCTGGCGTGCATTCACCAATAACTACGGCCTTGTTGATGCCCTGAAAGCAGAAAAAGCAGGCGATAAAGTGCAGCTAAAAGCCCGCCTGGTACCCAACCGTTTTTTGACAGAAGCCAACAAAGCCGGACAGAAGCTCTTCACCTCTATCGAGGTGCGGGAGAACTACCTGGGCACGGGGAAATTTTTTGTTTCCGGCATTGCCGTAACCGACACACCGGCCAGCATAAACACCACGCGCCTGCAATTCTCGCAAGGTGAATCCATCCATATGGGGAATGCGGAGGAGCTGAACTTTACGCTGCAGTCTGACGATGAGCAGGCCAAGCGCAGCTTCTTTTCCGGTTTTTTCTCAATAGGCCGCGACAAACAGGAAACCAGCAACACTATGAACGAAGAACAATTCAACCAGCTGATGGGCGCCATCAACAAAACAGGTGAGCGTCTGGACAAGCTGGAAAAAGATGTCGCGCAGTTCAGCGAACAAAAAGCTGAGCAAGGTAACGGCGACAACGAACCGGAAAACACCACCACTGACAGCAACCAGAACAATGCAGGCCAGACTGATAAAGCGTTTACGCTGACGCCCGAACAGGGCGAAAAGCTGTTCTCCACAGTGAACGCCATCGCGGAGAAGGTTACCAGTATGGAAACCGCATTTGCTGAACTCAGCAAGGATGCCACGAAACTGCCGGGCAACAATCCAGCCGGTGGTGAAACTTTTAACCTGGTGTAATCAAGGAGCACGTAATGAACATGACACCAGAAGCACAAAAGCTGGTTAACCAGTACCTCAGCGAATTGCAAAAAAGCTTCAGTGACTGCGCAGTAACAGGCGATCGCTCTTTTTCCCTGACTGAGCCGCGCAGTATTGCCCTGCGTAAAGCCCTGCTGGAAAGCACGGAATTTCTGAGTTTTATCACCTGCATGGACGTCCCACACCCGCAGGGACAGGTCGTCACCGTGGGCGAGTCCACACTGCGTACAGGTCGCGTGAAAAGCGGGCGTTTCACCAAAGGATCCGGTATCAAAGGCAACGAATTTAAGCTCGCTGAAACTGACTCCTGCTGTGTGATCACCTGGGAACAACTGGCCATCTGGGCAAACGCGGGAAGCCCGCAGGAATTCTTTAACCTGATGAACTCCGCCGCCGTTACCAACTTTGCACTGGATATGCTGCGCATTGGTTTTAACGGTAAAGAAGCAGCAGAGGATTCCGATCCGAAAAAGCACCCGAACGGCGAAGACGTCAACATCGGCTGGCATGAAATCGCCAGACAATGGGGCGACCAGGACGGTAACACGTCCCGCATTCTGACGGATGCCGTCACCCTGGGCGAAGGTGGCGATTATGTGGGCCTGGATGCCATGGCTTCAGACCTGATCCGTACTTACATTCCGTCGCAGTATCACAACGACCCACGCCTCACGGTTCTGGTCGGTGCTGACCTTGTGGCGGCCGAAGAGCTGCGCCTCTACAACAAAGAGGACAAACCGACCGAGAAAGTGGCCGCGCAGCTGCTGACGAAGAATATCGCCGGGCGCAAGGCCATCATTCCGCCGTTTATGCCAGGAAAACGCATGGTCGTAACAATGTTGCCGAACCTGCAGATCCTGACGCTGAAAGGCTCCCGCCGTCGCAAGGCAGAGGATGTGGGCGACCGCAAACAGTTCGAAAACTCATACTGGCGGTATGAAGGTTACGCCCTGGGCGATCCGGATTTATACGCCGCTGTGGATGAGTCTGCGGTCACCATCGCCGACAACAAAGGTGCAGGGTATGTCAACGCCAGCGCAGCGACAACGCAACAGGCAGATGAATGAGCGCCGTGCGGCACTCATGATCAGAACAGTGGACCAGACAGCCAGCACGGAGAGCCAGCACATCAAACTGCTGGCCCTGGGTAACGATGTGAAGCAACTGCATCACATCGAACTGATGGCAGACAAACAGGCCTTTAAGCGTGATGTTCTGCTGCCCCGCTGGTTGCCGCACGCGCAGGCTTATCTGGATGGCGATCGCGTATATCAGAACCCGGTTCTGGTGTACTGCATCATCTGGCTGTTCGATACAGAGCAGTTTGAGCAGGCGCTGCGGTGGGCCGATATCGCCATTGAACAGGGGCAGAAAACACCGGAAAACTTCAGGAGTGAACTGCCCACATTCGTGGCACACACCATCCTGGAATGGGCAAAAGTCGAAGCGGAACGCGGACACAGTATTGAGCCCTACTTTCGACAGGTGTTTGAGAAAATCCGCGATACATGGCGCGTGAATGAGCGCCTTGCTGCCCACTACTGGCGCTTTGCAGGCGTGCAACTGCTTCGCGGCGAGGACGGACAACCACAGGCCAGCGCAATAAGCGATCCGGAAAGGTTGCAGCAGGCCGACCACTACCTGGAACAGGCCGCATGGTTGCATCCGAAGGTTCAGGTGAAAACCCTGCGCCAGCGCATCGCCGCCCGGCTGCGTGCGCTGCAGAACGCGTAAACGACTCCCAACAACCGGGCGGGCGCGGTGGAGGCGTACAGGCAAAAGCCATTCGTACGCTGCGGAAACCGGACAGCCCGCCTCTCTACGGGGCGAACATGTTTGACGGTAAAAGCATTCACTACCAGCAGGCCACTATTCAGAACGATGGATTCTGGCCGGATATTGATGCCGGTGATTTTGAAAAGAGCCGCACCATTCCGGCGGTTACATCACACGAGACAGTGCTCACCGCCCTGCTTTGTGCGGTAACAGAGATTAACGCAGAACTGGCTGCACGCCGTGAATACTGGCAGGAACAGGGATATACCACGGCGGCAGATATTCCGGGTTACAGCGTATTGCGACCCGCACCTCGCGATACAGACACGCAGGTGTCACGGGCACAAAACCACATCGCGGCGCTGTACACCAAAGCCGTGTATGCACGGGCAAAAGCAGACCTGTTGCCGGAGTCAGCGAGTGTGGGACGGCGCGACGCGCAGCCATCACAGGAAGCCAGCGAAAGCCGCCGCACCTTACTGGCGGAATCCGCCATGGCGGTTCGCGCCCTGCTCGGGCGTCCGCGCGCCTCTGTGGCACTGATTGATTAAGGGAACGGTATGACACAACTCGCCAGCCTGACGGCGTTTATTGAAAACAATCTGCCAGCCCGCGCCAATGTGCCATTTACAAGTGATATGGACGACATTTCACTGATCCCGTTCACAAAGTCACTGGGGCACGGCCAGCTGTGTACGCAGGCCAGAAAGTACACCGCCTTTCTGCGCTGGGATACGTGGCCATACAACATACTTGATCCGGATTTGCTGTTTTCCCTGGTGGAAGCCTGGCTGGCCGACAACGGCGGAGAACTCCGCCAGCGCCTGGCGCCGGACGCGCCGACCATTGACGTTGAGGTGGATGATGAAAATGAGGTGGCGTGGGTGGAAATCAGTCTCCCGCTGGTCGACCCCATCGTGCTGATTGAGGATGAAAATGGCCCCATCCCCCGTGGCGGAAAACGTTACCAGTTGGGCAAGCCTGACATCTGGGTGGCGCAGACGCACCGGCTTCATTGTCAGGTTGAGCCGTAATGCGCGCCACTATCAGCGAGGTGCAACTTCGCCAGGTACGCCGGGCAATCAAAGAGGCGGAGTTGTCGCCAGCAAAGGCCAGAAAGCTACTGGTTCGCATCGCGAAATACGGTCTGGTACCCGCAGCAAAACGTAACGTAAAAGCCCAGCAAACGCCGGACGGCATCCGCTGGGCACCACGGAAAAGACCGGACAAAGCCAGCGGTAAATACAAAAACAAAATGCTGCTGGGGCTGACAGGGCTGCTGGCCATAAAAACCGACAGCGACGGAAAAAGCGTCAGGCTTTATTTCAAAAAAGGCGATTACAACACTGGCTCACATGCCGGGGCGGTAGCGTGGGTGCAACAAAATGGCACTGTCATCAAAGGACGCGCCCAAAAGCGCAGGGACAGTGACGCCATGCGATCAAAACCCGCCACACGGCGGCAGGCGGAACGCCTGATTTCTCTGGGCTTCCGCGCCCCTGTTGGCGCGGTCAGCAAGAAAACAGGCCGCAGGGGACGCAGGAAGCCTTCCCTGAAATGGATTATGGAAAACATGAATATGGCGCAGGCCGGGCTGGTGATCAGCATTCTTAAAGGCGAGCAGAAAAAGCGCGTATGGGAAATCAAACTCCCCTCCCGCGCGTTTCTGGGTGCCAGCGATGCCGAATTCACCCGCATTCTGGAGGCGCAACTGCGCAGCCTGAATTACGGCGGCGCGACATAACAGGAAATCAGGAGGCAGGCATGACATGGCCATCTGTCACAATTGAACAGTACAACACCTTCAGCAGTTCGCCGGACGGCGTGGAAAACACCCTCCTGTTCGTCGGCAACGCGAAAAAGAACAAGGGCAAGGTGCTCCCCGTCAATGCAAACAGCGATCTGGATGAGCTCTTGGGAGCCGATGAAAGCCCGCTGAAAAACTTCATTCAGGCAGCACTGACCAGTGCCGGGCAAAACGCGTTTTTTTATGCCGCCGTTCTGCCTGAGCAAGGGAAAGCCAAAGACACCACTGCGGCCTGCGAGGCGTGGCAAAGTGCCATTCTCTCAGCACAGGAGACGATTTCTGTTGAAGGCGTGGTGATCACTGAGCTCGTCACAACAAAGGATGACATTAGCGCCATGCAGGCGTTACGTCAGACCCTTATTAACAAATATCAACGCCGCGTCTGGTTCATCCTGACCATCGCCGCCAATGGTGGACGTAAAACCTGGGCGGATTATGTTTCTGAACTGGCAGCGCTCCAGGGCGGCATTGTAGCCCCGCAGATCATGCTGGTACCTGAAATCTTCGGTTTCGACCCCGGTGTGCTCGCCGGTCGTCTGTGCAACAGCGCAGTAACCGTTGCCGACAGTCCGGCGCGCGTGGCCACTGGCGCACTGAGTGGCCTGAAAACCACAGAGCGCCCGAAAGACAGTGAGGGACAGGCCATTGATCTGGCAACCCTGCAGGCGCTGGCAACCAACCGCTACAGCGTGCCGATGTGGTACGCCGATTATGACGGTATTTACTGGGCAGATGGCGTCACGCTTGAGGTACAGGGCGGTGATTACAACGTCATTGAGCACGTCCGTATCGCTGACAAAGTGGCGCGTCGTGTGCGCCTGATGGCCATCCCCAAAATCGCCGACCGTTCGCTGAACAGCACACCTGGCAGCATTGCCGCGCATGAAACGCTGTTTGCCCGACCGCTGCGAACCATGGCCAAATCCACGCAGATTAACGGCATCACCTTTCCGGGCGAGGTGAAATCGCCACAAAAAGGCGATGTGGTTATCTCCTGGCAGGATAAAAAGACGGTCAGCATTGGCATTGTTGTCCGCCCTTACGCGTGCCCCAAAACCATCAAAGTGGGCATTCAGCTGGATAACTCACTGGAGGAAAGCGCATGACGACCCGCATTAACGGCATGGCGTTTGACGTCTATATCGGCGGAACAGATATCCATGTCAAAAATATCTCACTGGATATCAACGACGAAAGCACGGTCGCCAAAACCCGTGGCATTGCGGATGGCAAGCTGCGTGGCCCGGTCAGCGCCGAAGGCGAAATTGAGATGACCACCCGCACCTTTAACCAGCTGGGAGAAGTGGCCGCACAGGCTGGCTCATGGCGTGATCTGCCTCCCATGGATTTTGTGTTTTATGCCAATACCGGTAGCGAAGAGATCCGCGTTGAAGCCTTCGGCTGCGAACTGATGCTCTCCGGGCTGCTCAGCATCGACACCGACAGCTCTGATGCCACCACACACAAAATCAAATACGCCGTGGCCAGCCCTGACTTTGTGCGCATAAACGGTGTGCGCGTGCTTTCTGAAAACGACGTGCGCGGCCTGATGGGGTGAGCCATGCAGGAGCATGAACGCACCATTATCACCCTGGGTATTCTGGGCGGAATCGCTGCTGCCAGCCGGGTGCTGGCTGGCGCAGAGCCGATCACGTTGAGATTGTTTGTGGGGCGAACGTTGCTGGGCAGTGCGCTGGGTGTCTCTGCAGCAGCCCTGCTGGTTCGCTACCCGAACCTTGACCCGCTGGCTATTGCCGGAACAGGCACTGCAATGGGCGTGGCTGGCTACCAGATTGTGGAAATCTTCCTGCGTCACATGCGCCGGAAGCTGGGCGAAAAAGATAACAAAGAGGAGTAACAGCAATGCTGTCCCACAAGGAACAGAAAGCTGCTGCCGTTGCCTGGAAAATTGTCCGGGCGCTGTGGCACTGGCTGCGCAAACCTCAGCAACCCCGTAAGGAGCAAAAATGAAACTCTCCGATAAGCAACAACAATTTACCGTCATGATCGGAAAACTCATCCAGTTTGCCCATCAGCGCGGTTATGGCCTGACGTTCGGTGAGGCGTACCGCACGCCAGAACAGGCAAAACTCAATGCACAAAAGGGATCCGGCATTGCCAACAGCCTGCACTGCCAGCGGCTGGCAGTGGATTTTAATCTGTTTATTAACGGTGAATATCAGACCCGCACAGAGGCCTACCGCGAACTGGGCGAGTACTGGGAATCCCTTGGTGGCGCATGGGGCGGTCGTTTTAAAAATCGCCCGGACGGCAATCATTTCAGTCTTGAGCATAACGGCGTGCGCTGATTTTTACGCTTAATAAGCCGTCCTGCAGGCTTATTAAGCCCTCTGATTCTTGACATTTAACAGGACACCATCATGAACGAAAAGAACACTCAAACCACCACTGAAAACACCATCACCTTACAGGTTGGCCCTCATGAACTGACGTTCGCCCCGACCGTTAAAGCCTATAACGATCTGCAGAACGACTTCATGCCCGATAACAAGATTGCGCCACTGAAAAACTATCTGCGCCGCATCGTCATTAAAGAGCACCGAGAAGTACTGAACGAACTGCTGGAAAAACCGGGTATGCCCGCCAGTCTGGCTACTGCCGTGAATAACGAGTTCGTGCCAGATGTGGAAATCACCGTAAAAAAATAAAAAGCCATCTGGGAGCCATTGGCCGCAATGAGCTAACCCGGATGCTGGCCCTGCGTCGCCACTGGCTGCCTGGCGAGGACGACTCGCCACAGTCACTGGCCACCGCTGTCTGGCTGGATAACCACTACTGGGAAAATATGAGCATCGCCGTGAATAACGGCATTATTCGCGCCTTTAAAGGATCCTGATGTCACAGCAACGCCTTGAGCTGCTCCTCGAGCTGACAGACAAACTGACTAAGCCGCTTCGCGCAGCCGGGCGGCAGGTAAAAGGGTTTGCTGATACAAGCCGCTCCGCCTTTCGCAATATAGCCATCGGTGGCGCAGCGCTCTGGGGCGTAGGTGCCACTATTAAAGGTGCGCTGATGCCTGCCATTGAAATGGATCGCGCGCTCGGCGAAGTGAAGTCTCTGGGCGTGGCTGAATCAGGTTTGCGTAAGCTCAGTCAGGCCGCTGTCGATTTCACCATGGAATATGGCGGTGCCGCGCAGGATTTTGTACGCGCCTCTTACGATATCCAGTCAGCCATTGCCGGATTAACAGATGATGAACTATCCCGCTTCACCACGGCATCAGCAACCGTTGCAGCCGCAACCAAATCCAGCAGCCAGACCATCACCGCCTACATGGGCACCATGTACGGCATCTTCAAAGATCAGGCTGACGCAATGGGAAAAAGCAAATGGGTTGAGCAGGTAGCAGGCCAGACCGCAACGGCAGTGCAGATGTTCAAAACCACAGGTGACAACATGTCAGCGGCATTTACTACGCTGGGTGCGAGCGCGAAGGCTGCTGGTATTGATGCTGCAGAGCAGTTCGCCGTCCTGGGGCAATTGCAGGCCACCATGAGCGGAAGCGAAGCCGGTACAAAATATAAATCCTTTCTCGCCTCCATCGGCAAAGCGCAGCAGAAACTGGGGCTTAATTTCGTGAACAAAGACGGCACGATGAAAAGCGTCGTCGAGATCATGAAACTCATCAGAGGAAAGTTCGGAGATCTGTCAAAAGTCGCCGATTCTGATTTACTGAAAAGCGCCTTTGGCTCCGATGAAGCCGTGGCCATGATTAAATTACTCAATGCCGACATAAGCGGACTTGAGAAAAACATTGCCACGCTGGGTAACGTCAGAGGCATGGATAAAGCCACCGAAATGGCACAGGCTATGGCTGATCCATGGGAACAGGCAGCCGCCATCATCAACGGTATTCGCATCGAGATTGGCACGCAGTTGCTACCCGTTCTCTACCCCTTCATCCAGAAAACAAACGAGGGTGGCAAATCCTTCGTGGGCTGGCTGCGGTTGTATCCCAATATTACCCGCGCGATTGGCTTACTG